GGCATATGGCGAGGTTTACCAGTCGTTAATCAGCACGCTTTATGGGTTCGGATTCACGGACCCTGATTCAGCAATTGATTATGTGACCGTGAGCAATGGACACGGTGCGGGAGTATATAACACAGCATATTACATGCAGGTTTACGATTGGCAGATACCGTCCGTTATCACATTCCACAACGGTTTTGATGTAAAAGTGGGCGCTCCAACTGTAGCATTTCGCAACATTTTTTCAACGTGGGACATTAACGCTGATGATATGGCGCAAATGGTATTAAATATTAACCTTGATTCAGACCCATGATCTATATATAATGATTGCAAAATTTGTGCCAAAGGATAAACACAAATGATAAAAGGATATGAAAACAAAGATATGTCAAAAAAAATTATGTACGAAAATAAATCGTCCGTGACTTTGCACGGCATAAAACCAGGGACAAAGGTTTCTGTTGATGTTGACAAGGACGGGACACCGCTTGATTTTCATTTGCGGAGACGGGTTAGGGATGGAAAAATAGATGGTTCATTCATGCCTGCACAAAAAAAAAAACAATCCCCCAAAAAAGGACGTTAAGTAATGGCTGGCGCAACAAGTAACCCAAACATGACAATTCAGTTAACACCGGCTCTGATTGTAACCGCATTTGCTGACAGACGTGATCTGATTACCGGGCAGCTCGGCGCGGTCGCAACCGGAGTAAGCGGCGCACTTAATATAGATGTGCATTTACTGACAACGGCACAAGTCAAAATAAAGTTCGGCGCAACAAGCGAATTGACCTACAGAGTCCTTGCGTGGCAATTTGGTAACGATGGATATTCTCCACTCGATGTCATTGGAGTTGATGAGGCTGGTGGTGCAACTGCCGCGACTTCTGAATATGTAGTAACTGGCACGGCTACCGAGGACGGCACAATCACAGTAAGTGCCGTTGATGAAAAACAATTTTCAATCGACGTGTCCATTTCGTCGGGCGATATCAACACCGTAATCTCTGCTGCAATTAATACCGCGCTCGGCACGCTTACAGATCCACCATTCACAAACGCCGTTGTAACTGATACCGTTACGCTCACGGCAGTTGATAAAGGGACGGGCGCAAATAGTTATGGGTTGAAGGTTTCCGGCAACGTTGGCGGCGTATCGATCGCTTTAACCGGCTGGACTGGCGGCGCAACAAGCCCGACATTAACCACAATTCTTGACCCCATTGCAGGGCAGAGATACACAGGGCTTTCATGGCCGGAGGCATGGTTTTCTGATATCGACATTCCGGTTGATGAATTTGACTCACGATTCAACGTTTCAAACGACATCCTTGACGGCGTGGTATTTACGGGGCATACCGACACATTTGCAAACAATACGTCTGCCGTTGCGCCGCTTAACAGCCAAAGTCTTGTTGTTGCAGGAAACAACACAATTGTCGAAACAGCGCAGGACGGACCTGCAATCCTAATTCCTGCCGATTGGGCGCAGGCTTATTTTATGGGAGTCAGATCAAAACGTCTAACTCCGGGCGCACCAGTCGCAGACGATATCATTTCAACATCTGGGCCGCTCGATGCTTTTGGTGGGCCTCATAATGCGTCCCTCCCTTATTTCAATACGCCAATGGCTAACGTTCCGGTAACAGCACCGACGTTTCTATTTTCACAACTAGAGCAGGGGTTTCTCGAGGCTGACGGATTTTCAACTTTTGGGGTAAACACTGCCGGAAACACAATGATAAGCGGGGTGACAGTCACAACGTGGACAACCGACGCAGCCGGAAATCCTAATGATAGTTTTCATTTTCTGAATTTTGTTGATACGGGGTCAGTTTGTCGTGAAATATTTTTCCGTAACCTGAAAGCAACATATGCGCAATCACGGCTGACTGAGGGTGATCTAATTCCAGGGCATTCAATCGCCAACGCCGAATCTATAAAAGCGGAGCTGCTCAGAATCTATAGAATATTGTCAAACCAGGCGTTAACACAGGCGGGTGCCGAAGCAGAATCGTTTTTTGCCAGAAACACAACAGTAACGGTTGATCTCGCGGCGAGGCTGGCGACAATTGCCGGACCACTCCCAATTGTTACGCAACTTGGGGTTATCAACTATACGCTACAGTTTGCGTTCACCACAGGACAGTAAGGGGATTTAAAAAATGGCCGTTGCATTATCAGTACCAACAATAATTATCAATAACGAAACAATCAGAATTGTGCCTAACACATTTGTCTATGACGGCGGTGAGGGTGAAATTACAGTTCGTTCTGCTTCCGGCGGCGGGACCGAAATTTCTACAGTGCATACCGCTAACGCAGAAACAAAAATAGGAAAATGCAAATTTGAACTTTTTTTGACTGCCGATGTTGACGCGAACGTTAACCGGTGGAAAAACCTGATAGGATCAAATAGTGTTCAGGCTATACAAAAAACCCAAACTGGATCAATTACCCTATCGTGGGATAATTGCAGTTTGATGAATGCGGTAGAGCGAACCGCATCAGCTGATGGAACGGTTAGCCTCGAGTTTGAAGGCGATCCAATGTCAATCCAGTAGGAACAAAAAAAGCAGAGGTGAACAATGATAGAAGATGGGACAACAGAATACCGGCTACAGAGGCCGTTTAAATATTCGCACAAAGGTGCATCTCTCGAGGCTGAATTTTGTGAGCTTTTTGAGCCAGGAATGGAGCATGTAAAATATTATCTAAAACTGAAACAGATGATAGTTCGGGCACAACTTGAAGCAAGCAAAACCATTAGAAGTTTAGGGTATTCTGGAGACGAAGAACTGGGTACGGCCGGAGAAGAACTCAAGCCGCTACACGAAGACGTTGACGAAATCGAAAAACAAGCCGCGGAGGGTGAAGCTGCATTGGCGATAGTGCTACAAATGTCAGAGTCTGTTGATATATGCACGTTCGTAAGGGCGTTCTCTAAGCTGTGCTTTGCAAAATCGAAGAAAAATATATGTATGGTTGACGGGAATGAAAAAATGACGGAGGCCCTGTTTGATCGGATGCACCCCGAAGAAGCGTTCAACCTCGCAGTGAGGTGGTGCAATTTTTTCGTTACGGCCTTGGCAGGACAAGAGGAGAATGGATCAAGGCAGCCGTCCAAATCAGCTACGGTGAAAGCGGTATAACCTATTCCGAGGCCCTTGTCATGACCGCGTATGAGCAAAGCGTTGTGGTTGAGAGCCTCACAGCATTAAATAAGGCGGCGAGTAAATGAGTTTTTCGGTTTCATATATATATCAAATACTTGACAAATATTCTGGACCGCTCCGCCGGATAGACAAAGTGACGCAAAAATACAGGCAAAAAGTGCAGCAGACCGAAAAAGCGGTAGGTGGGCTGCACACCCGGATGGAGCGTGCGAGGAAGAGTACGGATAAACTCTCCGGTGCTATGGCGGGTTTCGGTGGGGCTGCTGCATTTACCAGCATTTTCAAAATGTCGTCGCGCCTTGAGGATAGTTTGAGTGGCGTTCAGCGGGTAATGGAGTTTACCGGGGAAAATACTATAAACTCCTTCCGCGGCGACCTTGAAAAAATGTCATTGCAGCTCGGCAGGAGTACGAGTACCCTTGCTGACATGTCTTATGCGGCGGGCAAACTCGGCATAACCGGTCGAAAGGACATTTTGACGTTTGTCAGTTTGTCTGCAAAAATGGCGGACTCATTTGACATGGCTGGCGATGCTGCGAGTCACTCTATGGGGCAAATAAGAGCAAAACTTTCCCTTCCAATGCCTCAAATTAAAACGCTTACAGACTCGCTGAATTTTCTTGCCGATAGCACAAGCGCAAGCGGCGAGAACATGATCAACATTATAAGGAGGGCTTCGGGCACATTCAAAGGGTTGGAAATCAAACCCACAGATATAGCCGGATGGGCCGCGTTCGCTGACATTATCGAAACATCCCCCGAGGTAGCCGCGTCTGGACTCAATAGAATGTTCGCTATATTAAAAACCAACAAAGCCATGGCGGAAAAAATGGTAGCAGCTCCCACAGAGACCGTCAAGACGCTATTGCTCCAACTGTCTAAACTCGACAAAGTAAGCCAAGCCATGGCCACGGAACAAATTTTTGGTCAAGAGACTGGGCGTTTTGTCACGAAGGCCGTTCAGGCGGTGGCAAGGCTTGACGATACGCTGACTATAGCAGGCTCTAACAAGGCGATAGATTCCATACAAAGGGAATTTGACACGCTGGCACAGCGCGCCAGTTTCAGGACACGTCAGATTGCAATATCATTTAAACAAACTATGATTGTGCTCGGTGATCACGTTAAAGAATTTGTTGTTTCGGTCGCCCCATATTTGATCAAACTATCAAAGTTCGTTAAAAATTTCTCCAAAAATCACCCCCTACTCATAAAAATAGGGCTTGCATTTTTTGCGATACTGACGGCTATTTCGTTGGTATTAGTTGCTATGGGTCCATTAACCTCAATTTGGAAGGGTTTTGTTTTTATGATGAGTGTGGTGGGTACTGTTCTAAGCGCAGTAATTGCCACCATAGGGTTTCTCATTTCTCCAATCGGGTTGGCTATAGTAGCGCTAATTGGTTTGGCATACTGGCTGAGTAAACCAGGAAAATTAAAAGACGCCTGGACTAATTTAAAAAATGCAGCGCTTGGATTCGGGCGTGCTATGGTTGCGGTTTGGGGTATAACAAAAAAGGTGTTCACTGGCGATTTTGGCGGCGCATGGACAGATTCCCTGAATGCGCTTAAGGGGATTGTCAGCTCTATTAAAGATGAGCTTGCCAGTATTGACGCTTATTTTGATCTTATATTCAACCGCAAAAAGAAACGCGCAGAAAAAACATTGCAAGAGGACGTTTTTAAACGATTGATGCCAGGTGGCGTTTTAATCCCAGCCCCGGCATTGGGTGCGGTGGCAAAAATAGACCCCGCCTCGTTAGTGGCGACAATCAATATGCCGTCAGTGATGAGCAAAATGGCACCCGCCGCACTGGGTACTATGGGCAAAACGACACCTGTCACACCGTCCACGGATATGTACGGTCGTATGGCACGCCAGGAAATGGTCGCAAGCCGTGGTGCGGCAACCAACAACAGAATGGAGCTTGGAGGTCAAATCAGGGTGGAGGCGCTACCTGGGACACGAATTGACAGGGCAACAATAAAACTCAACACCGGACAAAATATGGCGTACGTATAATGGCAGATTTACGAACTGACAACATGTTAATCGCCTCCTTCAGGGGCGTTAGATTTTTTGTACGAACTGAAACCATGACCGAGGGCGGACGGAGAATTGTATTACACGAATATCCGAATACGCCGAACCGGTTTGTTGAGGATCTCGGCGAACTACCCTCTAAATTTAGGGTGCAGGCGTTCGTTCACGGTGAGACATGGCTTGAGGATGCCACGGCGCTTGAACGTGCGTTAAAAACAGAAGGTCCGGCGGTGCTGGTAATGCCGACGCTTGGTTCTATCTCTGTGAACGCCCTCCCTTATACTATGGACGCATCACAACGCAGTATTGGAGAAATATCATTTAATCTCGAATTTGCCGTGGGAACAAATATCGGCGGGCCAGAGCGTTTTACCACCAACGTTGAAATTGTTTTTGCGGAAGGAGACGCGGCGAGGCGTGCGCTTAGGGATCAATTAACAACCGCGTGGAGGGTTGCATCCGATGTGTTGACCCTGATTACTGGGGAATTTGATACTGAAACGCTGATGAGGCGCGCGGTGAGTGTTCTCTCCAATTATGTCGGAAATGAACAGCTCGCAAAAGTTTTGAAAATTGCATCCCGTACGGAACTCAACCCTGCGTCACTGGTCAGGAGCGGTGCATTACTGGCCGATACTTTTTTTGGCATTGACCCGGCGGCGCTCGGTTTTTGGCAGCAGGTGAGCATTTCGATACCAGACGGTGATGGATTTGAGGCCGCTATTGATCTAACATCTATGGGTGCGGGCGACGATTTGGCGCTCAACACGGTAACAGGCGCAAGCACAGTGAATGATACAATCTCGAGTGACGAGACTGCGATATTGTTGTGGAACGAAAATACTACACTACGGACTGTCAGAAATCAAAATAGAAAATTGCTCATCCAGTCGAACCGTATTGGCGCTTTAGTGTTGGCATACGAACAGGCAGCAAACAAAACTTATGCAACGCAGGACGAAATCAGGACAGCCCGCGAAAAATCAGAAATTGCATATAATAATATTATGCGGGTTGATATCACAGACCCCGACAGCATACAATCAGATGAAACTGTCAGGCGTGCTGTTAATGCAATTCGGTTGTCAGCGCTTACGATACTCGGGACAAAAGAGCAGGAGGCGCATTCACTTTCGTCGCTCGACGACGTTACACCAACAACTGTTAATGTTTTGGCGTACCGATTATATCAGGAGTCGTTGCAGTCAGCTGATGATCTGGCAGCGTTGACACAGGCGCTGCGCTCCCTTAACCCTGCACAGAACCCGGTTGATGTCAAGGGGAATGTTGAGGTTTTCAAAATATGACGTTTCAAATTATTGTTAACGGACAATCGTTTTTGCAGTTCGAATCAGCTATGCTAATGCGCTCAATTGACAGCCATTCCGGAGAATATACCATAACCGGCTCGTCAACTTTCGGCGTGCCATATCCAGTCAGGGCCGGTGATTTTGCACAAATCCTCATTAACGGGGTGCCAAAATGTACAGGCTATGTAGATGAGGTGGCCGTTGATATGGATGCCACAGCGCATACAATAACATTTGGCGGGCGCGATACGATACAGGATTTGATTGATTCATCTATGCCCGATTCCGTGAAAGTTAAAAAAGGCCCTATCTCATTGCAAAAACTGTGCCAAAATGCTATAGCTGCTTTAGGCGCTAACGTAGAGGTAATTGATAGGGTTGGAAATTTGACAGCAATAACAGCACAACAGACATCAACGGCATTTAGTTTTTTACCAGAAGAGGAATTGGATTCCGAGTCAGGGCAAACCTGCATGGAATATTTATCTTCGTTTGCGAGGAAAAAACAGGTTTATCTTGTCTCTGATGGCGCGGGTAGACTTGTAATTTTTAGGCCGTCTGGTGAAATTGCGTCAACGCCTATCCAGCACGCGCCGGGGCTGATAAACAATAATGTAGTTTCTTTTACGTCGCGGGTCAGTCAGCAAATGAGGTTCAATACCTATTTGTGCCGGACACAGGGCGATATCGCTTTTGATATCAATAATCTTAATACATTAGAAGCGACGGACATAACGGGTGTGGCCACCGACAGCCAGATAAGGGACTCCAGACGATATGAATTTTTGAGCGAGGAAACTTTAACACAACCTGAATGTGTCAGTCGTGCTGCCGAGGAATCTAATATTGCGAGGGCACATAGTACAGAATATACATGCACAGTACGGGGTTTTGAACAACAAGACGGCACGCTGTGGGATTTTGGACAAATTGTCAACCTGCGTGATGATTTCGCAAACATGAGAGGACAGTTTTTGATACGAGACGTGGCATATAATTTTTCAATTGATGGCTCAACGACAACACTAACACTCGTTCCCCCTGATGCCTATCAGGTGATTGCTGAACTATCTGATACAGATAGACGCAGATCAACGGAAGCACCTGCTTTTGAGCGACAGCAGCCTGATAATATTAGGCGGGTGGCGCGATGAGGGGATTGTTGAGGAAAATAAAACAGATTGTAACGTTTTCGAGGCTCGTATTTACAGACGATACCGGTGATATAACCGTCACTACCGGCGACGGACTCGGGGCAGATGGTAAACGGATCGTTGCATGGAAACCGTACGGGCTGATGCACAACCCTCCTGTCGGTAGTTTAGGTTTGAGATTCCAGCAACTCGGACAACCATCAAACAGCATTGCCATTTATGATTCTCCTGCAACCAGACCAGTCAAAAATCTTTTACCTGGAGAAGTGGCCATGGGTAATCACCTGTCAGGATCATATATCCATTTTAAAACGGACGGAAATATTGATATTGTTTGTCTGAATGAATTTGTATTAACCTCAACGTCAAATATAACAATCACTGCACCGAGTACCGATTTTATAGGCAACCAGACGACTGCCGGCTCAAACATTACGACGGATTCTGTAACTGCTGCTGATTTTGTAGCTGGCGCTCTAACATTTTTAACACATAGACATCTCGAATCTGGCAGCGGGACGACAGGGACACCGATATAATGCAGGATGTATTGTTAAAATACGACACAACGTTAGGAGTTTATGATCTGCAACTCGATAGCGCAGATTTCGCTTCCGTTGACGGCATGGAAACGGCTATTGTTGTCAGCCTATTTACTGACTCGCGAGCGCCTGAAAATCTCGTACCGACCGCACAGCGGCGGCGGGGTTGGATTGGAAACATTTTGACCGTTACGCAGCGGCGGGAACTTGGCTCGATACTATGGACGTTGGACCAGGCGCGCATAACGCAGAACACGTTAAACAATGCTCGTGTATATGCGCAGGGATGTTTTAACTGGATGGTTGACGACGGTATAGCGCGGAGCGTCAGCGTGGACGTGGTGCAGCAGAACAGATCCGAAATAGTAATCAATATAGAATTTACTGATTTAGACAATAAAACCGAACGATACACGACATTGTGGAGGGCAACAAGTGCCGCTAATTTACCCAACATTTGAAAATTTTGTTGAAACTGGGGTTGCAGAATTGAGGCGTCAGATTCCCGATGTTGACCCCACTGTATTCGCAACGTGGGCAAGCACGTTCATCACGGGCTGCGCAGCGCTTGCGGATTCCCTAACTCAAAATTTACGAGACACTGAAAAAATCCCCTTTGTCCAGACCGCCGAGGGGGAATTTCTTGAGGATATTGGACAGTACGACAGCATTGCACGCCCTCCCGCACTGGCATCACAGGGGAACATTAGCCTACCGGGGACAGCGGGTATTTTGATCTCTGGCGGAACAACATTCACCGGCGCAAACGGGTTTGACTATATTTCCACGGTTGGAACGTCGATAGTTGTGGTATCGCAGGCAATAGCAACAATTACGCGAGTTGGCACAGTTGCAACGGCAACGACACCGGCAGACCACACCCTGTCGACAGGGTTAAGCGCCGCCGTATCCGGGGCAGTCGAAACGGAATATAATGGAACATTTGAGATAACCGTCACAGCTCGCAACCAATTTACATACCCCGTTACCGGCTCCCCATCTACC